CCTAATCTTGCCCCAGAACTCATCCGCAAAATAAGCCCCCACTTGCTTATCAAAGGCCTCGACATCCGTCGCCAGCAGCACTGTGTACTTCGTCTGCTTCCCTAGCGTCGCGACGTCTGGCGCCCGCCCTGTCGCATGCTTCATCCTGGCGAACACCCATGGCGCCGATTCAACCACCCCTCTGGCCGCGGCTGGACTGGCCAGAGAAACCATGGCCAGATGCCTCTCTATCTCCTCCCAGCCGTCCATGCCGTACGATGTCGTCCAGCGCCTATTGCACACAACATTGCCATCCAACGGGTAATTAACGTCGGTCAAGCTGTGTGACAGTAGAAAGCACTTCGTCACGGTCTGATAGAACGAGTACGGGTATATCACCCTGTTCTTCTGCGTCTCGCCGATCTTGAATATCGCCTCAGCTATAGTCACACCCATCGAAGCAAGACACGCGGACACGACCTGCGGCCAGTTAGTCACAAAAGGCAATACGTTCTTTGCAAGCCTGTAGAATATGGTGCCGCCACCTGGCACTTCGCCCTCCAAAGGGTCCAGCCCAGTCTTTGATGCCCCACCCGGCGTCGACCAGTCAGCCGACGCAACGTATGCCTCAAAAGGCATCGTCTCTCTCGCCGCAAAGACGTGACCCTCCGAGATCCTCTCATACTCCGAAGCACAGCACGGATGCAGCAGCACTTCATTGGGTGCCAACTGCCTTATCTCATCTGACACCTCAGTCTCAGCCTCATCATCCGGAAACCTGCACCCTGTCAGTCCCGCTGTCTCTATCAGCCACCAGTCGTTCTCTCCCCGCAACAATCTCTTCTTCGCCAAAATTGAGTATGCCTTGCTCTTTTCCACGAACGCGTCCTCTGATTGAAGGTACCCCAGCCGTGAGACTCGTTCTAACCACGTGCCGTCACCCGAGCAAGCCGCAAGATCCGCCGACAACAGGTTCAGCGCCATCCTGGTCGGCAGCTTCCACAATCTCGGAGCGTGGCGCATCCACCACGCCGGGCCCATGAAAGAGACAATGTCTCGTGCATCCCACCTAGCACAGCGCTCCTGCGTCTTGTTGACCCAGCCCGTCGAGTAAGATTGAGGTTTTTCTGGGTCATACGCTAGTACGAAGTTCATGTCATCCGCATACGTCGCGTCTAACTTGCCAGCCACGCCAACAAGCCCTGCGATGCCCTCGGGAAAAACGTCACTCAGACCCTCGGCCGTCGCCAACAGCTGGGCTGCCTGCTCCTGAGTCAGCCCTACTTTCTCCGCGCCAACGGAGAAGACGCCCCTCTGGGCGTCAGACCAATTTACCCCGGCGGCGCATCACCCTGACCGGGGGGGGCGTTGCCCAAAGCACCCCCGCCGGCGGCAGATCCATCTGCCGGGTTGTTTGTCTCCTTCCTCTCTGCCTCTTCCTCTGATTTCGCTGTCTTAGCGCCAGTCGCCGCCTCAGAGTCCTCATCCCATGCACCTTCAAGCGAATACCGCTCTGTCGTCAGCCTGGACTCGGTCACGATCTTGACCTCATTGGGCGCCATGGTCCAGAAGAACGACCCCGGCGGGTTCTGTGCCCTCGGTCCATATGCGTCAGCCACTTGGAAGATCGCTCGCTTCACGGCCTCAGCGCATTTGACAAACAAGCAAAAATTCCTCGCGTCCGAAGCCGTCAGCCTCATCGCCATGAAAGTTAGGTTGAAACGGTTCATGGCCATGCCAGCAGGAGCCGCGACGTCCGGGTCCTGGACATCCCCGAACGCTATGACGCCAGTCGCCAGCCCGCCTCTGTTCGCGGCTCGTATCGCGGCTGCGTTGAGCGCCT